ATGGCAATGACTAGGGAAGAACTAGCGGAGATTCGTGAGCGGGTGGATAAGGCGGTTCAGGGACCATGGAGATATGAAGTTGAAAACGATGAAATTTGGTCTAAAATTTGTTGCATTACCTCAAACGAATTTGACAGTGGTATCAATGGCTTAAATAATATAGAATTCATTGCTCATAGTAGACAAGACGTTCCAGCCTTACTAACTGAAATAGAACGGCTACAGAAAATAGAAGCTAAAGCAAAGGAAGTAGTCAAGGTTATGGCACCATGGTACTGCCAAAAAGGAAAACAAATGCCAGAGCCTATGGTAGTAGTAGAGACACTCAGTAATTTAGCAAGAGTAATATAAATGATAAAGGGAGGCTAAGACCTCCCTATAGGTGTGTAATAAACACATCCTCTGGAATGTAATATATTAATTAAATATGTGGGGGTATAAAATATGAATTGCATTAGGGAGGCAGAGAATTATTTACGATATTATAGGGAGTTACATCAAAGCATAGAACATGCAGATTATATGATTAGTAAGCTATTAAAACAAACAGCCCCAAAAGAAATATCTGCAGTATCTATGGACATAACGGGAATACGGGCGGGTAAACCATGCAACAAACTAAATCAAATGTATCAATTACAAATGTGGCAGGAGATGAAGGAAAGGACATTGGTAGAGATGGAGAAAGTAGATGTTATACTTGAATCAATTAACCATGGTGTAGGGTGTGAACGTTATAAAGATATTTTACATATGTGGTATGTTGAAAAAACAGATAAAGAAGATATTGCAGAAAGAATGGGATATAGCTCTAGGCAATCCGTCTATGACTTAAGGAATAAGGCTATAAGTAAATTTTCAATTGCTTTATTTGGAATAACAGCTCTGAAAGCAATATAACAGTTCTTACGGATGGCTTCAGACTGTAAACAAGAGCAAGCGCTTCATAATAACCGAATAACTTTTCAAAACTCAGTACACACTTTTACTAGGAGGTGCAAGTGATGCCTGAACAGAAATCGTCAGATGAGGTTATTGCTAAAGCTGCAAAAAGGAATACCTTCCCTAACATTACAACTGCCTATGCCGTATTGAATGCAACCAGTATTAACTCTAATACTAGTACAACGATAGTAGAAAATAATAAAAAAGCGCCCTAGCGGCGCTTTTCTCATTATAGTCAAATTAACCACCTTAAAGAATCTAAAAGTAAATTACTTGATGGAGTTATTTAAATTGGATTTTGGAAAAAGTCTAGACAGTTTTTTGACTTTAGCTGTGGTAAAATGATAATAAGTTAAAAAAGATTGGCCGCTCAGTAATGAGCGGTTTTTATATTGCAGGAATATGGGAATTTTTACTGAATTTGATAAAAGGTGTTTTTTATGATAATTGGAAATATAGCTTTTAATTTTTAATTGTAAAGTTAATCATATTTGTAATAGGAGGATTAGTTGTATATGGAAAACTCAAAGGAGATAGTTAAATTGACAGATGAAAAAAGTTCAAAGGCTGAAGACATCTACGATAAGATACGTTATATTAGGGAATTGAGCGGATGTCAAGAATTTGATGGTGACCCCAAAATCTTTAAAACGGAGCATAAAAAAAGATTAGAAAAAGTTCTTGAGAAAGCTTTAGATATAAGGAAATTTGAAATAGAGTTATACTGGAAGAGAACACAATATTTTTGGGCATTTTTAGTTACAATTTATGGATCTTATGTTCTAATATCTACTAAGAGTGGTATTTCTGTATCTGAGCTTGACCCCGTAATAAGATTTGTTCTTGCTGCCCTAGGAATGTGTGTATGCCTAGGATGGAATCAAGCAAATAGGGGAAGTAAATTTTGGCAAGATAATTGGGAGCACCATGTAGATGTATTAGAAGACTATGTTTATGGACCTCTATATAAAATAGTTATATCTAAAACATCGCATAGTATTTATAGCCCGACAGCTCCTTATCCGTCTTCTGTAAGTAAAATCAATTCATTACTAAGTCTTCTTTTTACAGTTGCAGGTAGTATGTTATTCTTGGCAGAGTGTATTAGTTATTACAATATAGGATCTACATTGATTAAGGTAATTATCTTTGCCATTTTGATAGCATGGATTGTTGGATATCCTTTTTTTGCAAGAAGTGAAATAGCCAAAATTTATGAGAAAAATAGAAAAAATGTAATACAGCCAGTATTTCTAGATAGACGAGATGAAAATTAAATATATCAAAATATGGTTTTAGGAGAAACAAATGGAAGAGAAGATTAGTAATATTACAGTTAAATTAGCATTGCAAGACTATCGGAACTTCGCTAAGTTGTCTAGTGAAAAATGGCGTACAGGATTTTATGGTTTTGCTATTTCTGCAATAATTGGCAATATAATTGTAAAAGATATAAGTGGTTTAATCTATTTACTTATGGTTTTTAGTTTTTATGAAATTTGGGGTAGAGCAAGTATAAAAAGACATTTCGAATCAAATAAGTTAGCTAATAAAGAAGAACTATTTAATTTTACGGAATATGGTGTAGAAATTATTAAAGTTGATGGTAGTGGCAATTCTAAAATTAAATGGGATGAACTATATGGCGTAAAGCAAAGGAAAGATACTATATTTCTAATGACGGGAAAATCATCAGGGTATATAATTCCCAGAAGACTTTTAAATGCAGTACAAATTGCAGAGATAGAGGCATTAATTCAAAATAAGTTAGGTTCAAAAATATTTAAAAAAATGAACTATCTTAAATGGGGCGGTATTGGTGTATTAGTACACATTATAACTATTTTCTTAAGCGGAGCAATTAACGTCATATGGGATCGGTTTTAGATATAGGAATAAAACAATTATTAAGAGCTGTTGTAAGGCTCTTTTTTTTATGTGCAAAATGATAAATTAATAAATATTTTTATTTATATGGGTTTAAAAATTAATATATTAAGAATGTACGTAAGTGTAACCGATATACAGGAAACACACAAAAAAAGAAGAGTCCTTTGGCTATATTAGGTTTCAAAATAATTTATTTGGAGGAATGTAAAATGGCTTATAATTCAAATTTACCTGCAGATACTACTGCACCAGAGGGAGTCAGAGAAAACTTTAGAGCATTAAAAGAGGATAAGATTGTTGCTGCTGCTAGTGCTATTAGCGCAGACACTGCTGTGAAATTAACAAATGCAAGGAACATATCTCTTGAAGGTGATGCTACAGGTAGTGCTGCATTTGACGGTTCGACAGATGTGTCGATCACTGTGGATGTAATTAATGCAAATACTGCTACAAGACTGGAAAATGCACATACAATCAATGGGGTTGCTTTTGATGGTACGACGGATATTATGATTCCTACTTCCGTGCCTGTAGGGACTGTTATTTGGCATGCATCGTCTACTCCGCCATTAGGATTTTTGGAATGTGACGGATCTGTACTAGCAGCCAATATTTATCCGGCGCTAGTGGAAGTATTAGGTACTACTTATGGTGATCATGGACAATTGCCTGATCTAAGAGGTGAATTTATTCGAGGTTGGGACCATGGTCGAGGAATTGATGCGGGTAGAAGTTTTGGTATACACCAAGATGATATGTTTAAAAGTCACAATCATCCTAGAAATCCTAATAATTACGCAGAATCAATTCAAGCTATTGTTTCGCAACTTAATAATTCTTGGATAGGACAACCCCAAGGTGGATATTCTTTATTAGTGGCATCTTCTACAGGTAATAGTGGCGGGGTCGAAACACGTCCACGTAATATTTCGTTCCTTCCATGCATTAAGTATTAATTTTAAGGAGTGAAGAGTAATCTTCACTCCTTTTACTTTAGAGATTGTTTGAAATGTTAATTTATTAAATTAGATTAGATAGCGTCTTTGGGGCGCTTTTATTTTACCCAATGAGGTGATAAATTGATTTGCTATACAGTATGTGCATGTAATATCTGTAAAGATTGTATGCGTGACACAGTACATCTAAAGCAGGCAAGATGCAGAGATAGGACGGTTCCAAAGAATGCAAAAAAGAGAAAAGATAAGATTGAAGGGCAAGCCTTTAGCGAAACTCAATACAGATATTCACGAACGTGACGGTCATACTTGCATAATCAGCGGGTGTGGCCGTTATGTCTTGCTCGGAGTGAAATTCCACCATGAGCCGTGCGGACACAGTAAAGAGGATAGGATGGAAAGAGGTTGTTTACTCTGTAGCAATCACCATGATATACGTCATCATGGTAAGGAAGGTCTAGAAGAAATTAGGCGGCAGTGTGTTGAGTATCTAAATAACTTATATCCAGAGGAGTGGCAGAGATAAAAGACAAGTATTGGATGGTTTAAGAGCGTATATGATCTGTGACTAATACTAAGGCATATAATAGTGCAAGGCTCTTTATGGCATATTTTAAATTTACTGACGTATAACGTATTAATGTAATTGTATAAGGAGCTTATTATGAGGTTTTCTAGAGTATTATGGGGTGTGCTCTTCATGTTGTCAATATTATGGTCTTCAAAACTGGAAGATCATTTAATCGATGTATCAGAAGTAATTTATAGTGTGCCAACTACTCGTAAAGTAGTTGCGTTAACATTTGATGATGGACCAGTTAATAAAGCTACAGAAGAGATTTTGGCTATTTTAAAAGAAAAAGATGTAAAAGCAACTTTCTTTGTGATTGGAAAGCAAGCTGAAAAATTTCCAATGCTTGTAACTCAAGAGATTGCTGAGGGACACGAGGTTGGTAATCATACCTATAGTCATCCTCAACTAACCAAATTGAGTAAAAATAAGATTGAGGAAGAATTAGATAAAACAGAGAAAGAAATTTTAAAAGTAGCAACTAAACCAAGCTTTTTTCGTCCACCAGAGGGAGCTTATGATAATACAGTTTTTAAAATTGCTAGACACAATGAATATTCCATTATTCTTTGGTCAATTGATACCAATGATTGGCGTTATCCTTCTGTTGGTGAAATAGTAAATTCAGTATTAAAAGATGTTAAGCCAGGAAGTATCATTCTTTTACACGATGGTCTATATCCATCCTCAACACCAGAAGCTTTATGGTTTATTATTGACAGCCTAAAATCTCAAGGATATGAGTTTGTGACAATTAGTGAATTACTCCAGTATTACGAAGAAGGAGCTAAATAACTCATCAAATTGATTGCTAAAGAACGATATACAAGGAGGCTGGGGTATGACGTATGATCCTAATACATTACCTGAATATATATCAGGAGACCTAGAAGCTCCACAACTATTTAACCTAGGATGTAAGTTATCCAATGAGGTAGCACGGCTATCTAAAGTGGTAGGTGGTTATGAAGTAGGTTTTAAGTCAGCAGAAAGAACCTATAGGAAGGCACTTGCCAAAGCTATGGTAATACATAAAGATTATAAAGTTGCAACAATCATCAAGGCAATGGCAGAAAGTGAGCCATATGTGGCAGATCAGGCAGTTTTGTTGGAGCAGGCAGAAGTATTATTGATCATGGGTAAAGCGGAATTAGAGGGGCGGGATAAACAATACCAAGCGATAAAGAAATTAATTGATCTTAAGGTGCAAGAGTTAAGAACTTTTAAAGGTTGAGAGTTTAACAAAGAGCGACTTGTTCATCTAACAAGTCGCTTCAAAAATTGGAGGTGATTTATACATATGGATAGGTTTTTGAATAGAATTACTCATGGTGATTGCTTGGACGTAATGAGCAATATTCCACCAAAAAGTATTGACATGATTTTGTGCGATCTTCCATATGGTTGAGGAACCACTGCTTGTGAGTGGGATTCAATCATACCGTTTGATCCGTTATGGGAGCAATACAACCGAATTATAAAAGGTAATGGAGCAATCTTGTTATTCAGCCAGCAACCATTTACTACAGACCTAATCAATAGTAATCGAAAATACTTTAGGTACGAAATTATATGGGAGAAAAGCAAGGCAGTAGGTTTTCTGAATGCTAATAAGATGCCATTGCGGTGTCATGAAGTTGTATTAGTGTTTTATCGGAAGTTACCAATATACAATCCACAATTCACACAGGGTAAACCGTATACTAACCAGAGAGCAACGGATAAACCGACTACTAGTATTTACGGACAATACAAGCCGATAAGAACCACTAATAATGGCACTAGATACCCAAGAGATGTAATACGCATTAACGGTGGAGACGAAGGAAGATTTCATCCAACACAAAAGTCAATACTGCTTCTTGAATACTTAATTAAGACTTATACTAATAAATACAATACAGTGCTAGATAATTGTTGCGGTAGTGGAAGTACAGGAGTTGCCTGTATCAATACTGATCGCAATTTTATTTTAATTGAACAAGACGAAGGTTACGTAGAAGTGGCACGAAAGCGCGTACTCACAACATATAAAACAAGACGGGCGGGTGGATAGTTATGGCGATTAAATTGAAACGTTCTTGTAGATATATTAGATGTCCCAACTTAACCAGTGATAAATCGGGATACTGTGAGAAGCATAGAGTCCAGGCGCATAAGGATTATCGTAAGAGCAGGATTGACACTGAGGAGCAACGTTTTTATGGTAGCAAGGCATGGAGAATTGCCAGTTTACAACATCGGCGTAAATATCCTACATGTCAAAGATGTGGTGAACGACCTAGTGAGTTGGTGCATCACATTAAACATATCAAAAATGGTGGTGCTAGGCTTGATAACAGAAATTTTGAAGCGGTGTGTAGGTCATGCCAAGCAAAGGAACATCCGAGATAAGGGGGATAGGGGGTCAAATCCCTGTAATCTAAAGCACCCATCCAGCGTGCCCTAGAAACGCGTAAGATTTCGGGAAATTGACGAACTTTTTTTGATCGTCATTACATTATAGTAAGAAGAATGTAAAATCGAATAAACTAGAAAACGAGAGAAAAACAAAGAGTATATTAAAGATAATAATAGCACAAAGCTTAATATGGCCTGTTATTAACTTTTAAAAGATTGTAGGTGGTGATCTTGCCAAAATTTAAAACATCAAAAAAATCTCCTAAAAAATCAAACGCTGGCAGGAAGCCACTGCCAACAGCTTTACATGTATTAAACGGAAATCCTTCAAAAATCAATCTAGAAGAACGAGACCAAAACGAGCCTAAGTTTTCTCTAGGATTGCCCACTTGTCCAGAATGGTTAAATGAAGATGCTAAGTTAGAATGGGATAGACTGCTTCCTGAATTAGATAGCGCAGGCATATTACAAACAGTCGATATGGCCGTCTTCGCTGGGTATTGTGATAGCTTATCAATGTGGAAACGTTCTAATAAGATGATTGAAGAAGAAGGACTAACCATTGAAACAATGCAAGGTGGATTAAAAACGCATCCAGCAGTATCTATACGAGACAAAGCACTTGAAAAAATGAAGTCATTTGCTGTTGAATTTGGTTTTACTCCTGCCAGTCGTAGCCGTGTTAATAGGCCTGATAAAGAAAAAGACATTGATCCAATGGAAGCCCTACTGAAAAAGCGCGGTGGTTAAATGTACAGTGAAGAAAAAGCACAATATGCGGTAGATTTTATTAATAATTTAAAACATACAAAAGGAAAATGGCACGGCGTAAACTTTGATTTGCTTGGATGGCAAGACACGATTATTAGGGATGTTTTTGGCACATTAAAAGATGATGGTTATCGTCAATATAACTTTTCCTATGTTGAAATACCTAAGAAAAATGGCAAAAGTGAAATTGGTGCTGCTGTCGGACTTTATATGACATGTGGCGATGGTGAACACGGTGCGGAAGTGTATGGGTGTGCTGCCGATAGAGCGCAGGCTAGTATTGTTTTTGATGTAGCTGTTGATATGGTAGAGCAATGTCCATCCTTAAAAAAACGTATTAAGCCAGTATTATCTCAAAAGCGTATGATTTATTTGCCGACGCGAAGCTTTTACCAGGTGTGTTCAGCTGAAGCGTTTAGTAAGCATGGACTAAATGTTCATGGAGTTATTTTTGACGAACTCCACGCTCAGCCAAATAGACAACTATATGACATAATGACCAAAGGTAGTGGTGATGCAAGAACGCAGCCGCTATTTTTTATTATCACGACGGCAGGGGATGATCCTGATCGAACATCCATAGGGTGGGAAGTGCATAAAAAAGCCGTGGATGTACTTATGGGAAATCGTATTGATCCTACTTTTTATGCTTCAGTATATGGTATCGAGCCAGAAGAAAAACGAATTTGGGGAGGGAAAACATATGAAATTTATGAGGGTGACCTAAATAAATCTTGGAAGATAGATAGAAAAATATGGTACATGACCAATCCATCATTAGGTCACACAGTGGCGGAAGAAAAAGTATCGCAAGCTATTCAATCGGCAGAAGGTAGTTTCTCAGATGAAAGAACATTGAGGTGGTTGCGCTTCAATGAGTGGGTTAAATATAAAGTTAGTAAGTGGGTATCACAGCATATTTGGGATGATAGCTCAGGTAGAAAGATTGAATATCAGGAATTAATAGGGCGTAAATGTTATGGAGGTCTTGATTTATCGAGCACAACAGATATAACAACTTTAGTATTATTGTTTCCTCCTACAATTGACGATCCATTATGGTGTGTGTTGCCTTTCTTTTGGATCCCGGAAGAAAGCATGAAGGAGCGTATTGCAAAAGATAAAATTCCTTACGCCGAATGGGTTGAAGCGGATTTTATATGTGCTACGCCTGGGGATGTTGTCGATTATAAATATATTCGCAAAACGATAACTGGTAAAAGCGAGAATGCAGAAAAAGCACATTCTCTCTCTGATGATTTTGAAATAGTTCAAATTGGTTTTGATGATTGGAATGCTGTACAATTAGCAACTCAGTTACAGGAAGATATGGAAGATAAAACTGACATGGTTAATGTTGATCAAGGGATAAAGAGTATATCACCAGTAGCGAAAGAACTTGAAAGATTACTTAGATTGAAAGAAATTGAGCATGGCGGTAATCCTGTATTGCGGTGGATGTTTGGTAATGTGGAAGTAAGAACAGATGAAAATGAAAATATAAAGCCAGTTAAGACGAAATCCACAGGACGTATTGATGGAATTATAGGATTATTAATAGCTTTATCAAGGACTATGGTCAGCGAAGAAAGCGAAGAATCCATATATGAAAAACGGGGCCTACTGGACTACTAATGACGTGGTCTATTTTTTATACCCAAATTTCGAAAGGAGGTGAATCACCTTGATCAAATTCCCCAAAATAGATATTCAAGATATTGTATTATTATTTGGCATTGTTGCCTTTGCGTATGGCCTGCACCAAGTTTACCAACCAGCCTCAGCCCTTTTTGTCGGTGCAGTATTTATAAAATTAGGAATGGCTGGTGGTAACTAATGGGACGTTTTGCAAGAGCATTTAAACGAGGCTTTGAAGATGTAGGGTTAACCCTTGCATCTGGTAATTGGTCTGAAATAATGGGGACTAAATCCATAGCAGGGGTGCAGGTAACTGAGAAAACAGCCCTTAGATTATCGGCAGTTTACGCTTGCGTGAAAGTACTATCTGAAACCATGGCGAGCCTGCCATTATTTATTTATCAACGTAAAGGCAATAGTAAACAACGAGCTCCCGATCATCAACTATATGAAATACTACATAACCAGCCAAATCCAGAAATGACATCTTTCACCTGGCGCGAAACGATGATGGGACATTTAACGTTGTGGGGAAACTCGTACAATGAAATTGAGTATGACGAAATGTGGAAACCGAAAGCACTCTGGCCACTACGTCCTGATAGAACATGGCCAGAGCGTGATAAAAACACGGGTGTGATTGTGTATCGGTCCATCATGGCGAATGGTCAGATAGCAATCCTGCAATCATGGCAAGTGTTACATATTCCTGGCTTTGGATTTGACGGGCTGATAGGATATTCACCCATCCGAATAATGATGGATACAATTGGGCTAGCTATGGCGACACAAGAATATGGCGCAAAGTTCTACTCAAATGGTGCTAGACCATCAGGAATATTAGAACATCCAAAGACTCTGAGCGAAGGCGCGCAAGGAAGATTGCGAGATTCATTTGACGCAAGGTATGCAGGATTGGGTAATATGCACAGGACCATGCTGCTGGAAGAGGGCATGAGCTATAAACAAATTGGGGTGCCCCCTGAGGAAGCCCAATTCATTGAATCTCGAAAGTTTAGTGTTGCAGAAATAGCCCGTATTTTCAGAGTGCCATTACATTTAATCGGTGATCTTGCTGGTGCCACATTTAGTAATATTGAACATCAATCAATTGAATTCGTAACGATGACAATAACCCCGTATTGCATACGATTTGAGCAGGAATATAGGCGCAAACTTCTTACGACTAAAGAAAAAGTGAAGTATTTTATTGAGCATCTAGTCGAGGGATTAATGCGCGGAGACTTAAAAAGCAGGTATGATGCTTATGCTGTCGGTCGTAATGGTGGGTGGCTATCGTCAAATGATATCCGTGAAAAGGAAAATATGAACCCAATTGAAGGCGGTGACGAGTACTATACGCCAGTTAATATGATGCCATCAAAGATGGTAGCTGGCTTTTGGGAAGGTAAGAAAGTAAAAGGAGGTGAAACGACGAATGCCAAGGCGACAAATACCTAATGATCAACCATTTTACCGAGAGTTAACTTTCGAACGTGCATCTGTCAATAAGGAATCAAGATCAGTTGACGTATCATTTTCTAGCGAAACTGATACAGTCATCCGTTGGGGTGAACCTGAGATACTTGACCATTCTGTTGGATCTGTTGACCTAACTAGGCTTAATACCATGGGTGTAGTTTTGTTTAATCATGACTATAATCAAGTTATTGGCAGAGTAACCAACGCACGCATTGAAAATAATAGAGGTTTAGCTACGCTGATTTTCGATGAAGATGAAGATAGTGAAAAAATATTCCAGAAGGTATTAAGCGGTACGTTAAGAGGGACAAGTGCAGGTTATAGCTATATTGATTACTCGTGGTTAAGTTCCACTGAATCTTCTTCAGATGGAAGATTTAAAGGACCATGCCTGCTAGTAAAACGTTGGAAGGTGAATGAAATTTCTATAGCGAGTGTTCCAGCAGATGATACAGTTGGTGTTGGGCGGTCAATGGGTGATTCATTAAGACCTCTAATTGAGGGTATTGTGCAAGAAACCATAGTCCGTATGACCACTGAAAAACCACCTGCAGAAACATCAAAACCCGAAAAACGCAGCCTTGAAACCTATCAAAGAAAACTAAAATTAGCTGAAAAAGCCATTTAAAACGCTTAAAAACGTTGGGAATGGTTATTTTTATGCCCCAAAATATAAAAAATGAAAAGAGGTACTAAAATGAATAAAATTCTTGAAATGAAGCGTGATTTAGCCGAAAAAACAAAGGAAATGAGAAGCTTCCTTGATGGAATCAATGGTGATATGACTGATGAACAATGCACTCAGGCTGATACTATGGAGCGTACAATTGATGGTATTGCTGATAAATTAGCACGGGAAGAACGCATGCAACAACGAGAAATAGACATTCCAACTCCTCCTGCATCTACTGGTCGTAGCCAGGAACCAGAGATTCCAAATATTGTCACTGGAGGACGGTCTGAAGATGTTGAACCTGGTATTCGCATGGCACGGTTTATTAAAGCTGGTTTAGTGAGTCAAAAGGAATCTCGTAGCTTAGAAGAAGTCATAAAACGTATGTATCCAAACGATAAGACTTTAGAAAATGCCAGAGCAATGTCTGTCGGTACTGGTTCTGATGGTGGTGTATTAGTGCCGGTTAGCTTATCATCCGAAATTATCCCATTACTTCGAGAGCAAGGTGTAATCCGCTCATTGGGTGCACGTACTATTCCAATGCCAAACGGCAATATCAAAATCAATAAACAAACTGGTGCTGCCAATTTTCAGTGGGTTGGGGAAAATGCGCCAATTATTGCTAGTAAAGTGCCTTTAGGACAACTCAGTTTGTCAGCAAAAAAACTTGCTGGTCTAATTCCTCTAAGTAACGAATTAATCAATGATTCTAGTATTTCTGCAGATGCCTTTGTAAGAAATGAATTAGTCAATGGAATTAGTGAGTCTGAGGATATTACTGCGTTGTATGGTAGTGGGTCCGCTAATGAGCCTGCTGGCATTTTTAATACTTCTGGGATAACGAAGATCGACATGGGAGCACTGCCAACGTCTGATGCACTTGCAAATATCGTTGGTGCTATTATGGCTAAGAAATTTGCCAACAAGCAAGGTTTCGGATGGGTGTTTAACGGAGTCTTATGGAGTCATTACTACAACCTTAAAGATGGAGCTGGTAACTATATTCACCGTGCTGAAATGGCTTTAGGTAAATTATTTGGATTTGATTTCCGTATTTGCAACAATGTAAAAGTTGGTGCTGATGCTCATGCTAAAACGGAGATTTACTTCGGTGATTTTAGCCAGTTTATGATCGGTGAAACTCTTGGATTGCAAATTGCTGTTAGCCAAGAGGCCAGCTATATGGATGGCAGCACATTGGTATCTGCATTTTCGAATGATCAAACCGTTTTGCGTGCTATTATGCGTGAGGATTTTGGGGTACGGTATGCTGATGCGTTTGTCATCGCTACTAATGTTTGGACTAAGGCGTAATTTACGGCAGGGATTAACCCTGCCTAATCATTATAGGGGGTAATTTATGAACAGACTTGGCGAAGGTGTAAAATTGGTTATTGGCGTTGCGCCTGCTCCACGTGTTGCAGGTAGTGTAAATGGTGTTGTTATTGATCGATTTGGATTTCTGGATGCAGTAGTACATTTAGGGCTAGGCGTTGCCAGTGGTACACCAACAGTGCAAGGGGTGGCTCTTAAATTGCAGACTGGTGCTGCAGCTGATGGCTCAGATATGGCGGATGTAACAGGTTCTACTATCCCCGTATTAACGGTAGACAGTTTGCAGGCTGAACTTGATATTAATCTAAGCGGGTATAAACGATACATTAGACCTGTTATTACGACCACATTTACTGGTGGTACTACGCCTGCAATTCCTTCGGCGGTTACTGTTGCACTAGGAAATGGGGCAAGTATCCCAGTATAGCAAAATAGCAGCCTGTAAATAATTACAGGCTGCCATACTTTTTTAAGAAGGTGGTGGTCATATGCCACTAGCAAATAACGCGTTGACAACATTAGAAGAAGTAAAAAAAAATCTTGAAATTCAGCTGGATGATACTTCGCAGGATGAATTTTTAATCATGAAAATTAATGGTGTATCAGCGGATATTGAGGATTACACCAGGCGCACCATATCCGCTGAATTTGTATTGCCTAAGGATGCCACTATGGATAAACCTCAAACGCTACCCTGCAACCTTGAAAATGCCTGTATTGAATGGGTAGCGGTGTTGTATCAGAAAATAGGTAGTGAGCATCTTAAAACCGAGACAATAGGCCCATTAAAAAGTGAGTATATTTTAGGAATGCCAGATCATATTCGGCAGACTTTAGATAGGTATAGGGAGTATGTGTTGGTATGAAAAAAGAAAATATAATCATCCAAATCTCGAAAAATAACACTGACACTGAAGGTTATGTCCTTCAAACGTGGCAGGATGTGGTAAACCTAAAAGGTGTTTTATTGCCTTATGGACAGGAACTAGCTTTAAAGGAATATGGCTACAATGCGCCAGTAAAATATAGGGCCTTCAACATGCGAAAAATAAACCAGTATTTACAAGTCGGTAATCGGGTATTAGTTAAAGGCATTGAATTATTTATTGTGTTTGTAGCTGATTATGGCAAGGTGCAAGATATCTTACTGGATACTGAAATGCCTAAGGCAGGTGATAAGAGTGGCTAGGCGTACAAGTACAAGACAAAATCAAAACTTTAACTTAGGTTTTGCTCTAGAAGAACTAGGAATCAATGTAAAAAGAGCGGGGTTTGATGCATTGGTTGCTGGTGCAAATATAATTGTGGCAGATGCAAAAAGTAGAATACATAATGTCAGTGGGGAGTTATCAGCTAGCGTTGACTGGAAACCTAACCGTTCTGGCAATAAAATTGTTATTTCAGCAAATGCCAAAAATAAAAAAGGTAAAATGTATGGTCGCTTGGTTGAATGGTGGCCCGGACGTGAACATCCATTTATGTATCCTGCATATGATGCGAACCGTAATAAAGTACGTGAAGATATTATTGAGGCCATCCGTGAGGCGGTGAGTAAACTTGGTAAATCTTGATACAGAGGTCAGGTCATCATTACTATCGGATACTGATATCCTCATGTTGCTTGGGGGCCCAAAGGTATACCGACCAAATCAACCAGGTGATACCAAAAATCAGTTTCCGGCAGTAGTATTTGAGGAAATCAGCAACGTGCCAGCAATCTCCGCAGATAACCTTGAATATGCATCACGGATTACGTACAGAGTCCTCGCTTACGTCAAAGGGGTGAGTATTACACCACTTTTAAACGCCGTTGAAAAGGCAATGCTGAGCGTTGGATTTACCAGACATTCATCGGGAAACATTTATAATTTGCCCCCAGAAGTGAGGGGCAAGGAAATATTATTTATAACAATGAGGGAGTGTTAATATATGGCTAAAATAGGTTTATCGAATTTTTACTATGCGCTCAATATAAAAGATGATAGTACTGGTGCTACGTATAGCGCGCCTGAAAAAGTGGCAGGGATTATATCCGCCGATATTAAAACTGGATCAGATACAGCGACGCTATTTGCCGATAATGGACCAGCAGAAACAGCATCATCATTAGGCGAAATTACTGTTGATATTGAACTAAAGGATATTCCGTTGGAGACTCAGGCAATATTATTAGGGCATAAAATCACAGCAGGAGTAATGGAGAGCAATGCAGATGATGTGGCACCCGATGTTGCTATTATGTTTGAAAGTCTAAAATCCAACGGCAAAAGGCGTTTTGTGAAGCTACTCAAAGGAAAATTCCAAGAGCCAGACGATACAAACAAAACCAAGGAAGATAAAATATCTTTTCAAACTCAAAAAATTAGCGGTAAATTTGTTATACGTGAATTTGATGGTGCTTGGAAAAGAACTACGGATGAAGATGCTACTGGCTATCTGCCAGCAACGGGGGTGGCCTGGTATACTAGCGTTGATCCAACGTAA